AGGGCACAATAGACGAAAGAATCATATCTTCTCTATCTAATAAAAATGAGCTAGCAATTAAGACTTTGGGCGATGAGTTCAAAGAATGGCTCAAATAAACGGCCGTAGACCCCCTATTTTTTGCGATTCAAGGGTTAACCCTCACTAGGTAGCGTAGAGGCATATTTGTCGTATCTTCCCCACCATTTTGCTTGATAATGCTTTAATTCTTCACCTTCTATATCAAACTGGAAGTATTGCATGTCTCTGGAACACATTCTAATAGAAGCAGCTTCTATTGGACCATATACTTTTTCGTGGGCTAGTGTGTAGGCTGCTAATTGTGTGAAGTAGTCTTGAACAGAACTCCACTCTCTTCTCTTTGGTTTATTAGTTTGTTTCCAATCAAACAATGTTACTTTACCATTTGCAACACCAACTAAATCTGTAGCTCCTGCATATTTTTCAGGGAAAGCTAAACTCACTTCATTACCCCATACCTCTGTAATATCTTCACAGTTTTTTAGTATAGTGTGAGCCATCCTTCTAGGTCTATTACCTTGTTCAGATAAATTTAAATAACCTTGTCCTTCAATATACTTTTCAATAACAAGGTGCATTTCTGTTCCTATAGTAGATGCTTCGTTTTTAATACGTTCAGCTTCTTTTTCTCCTTTTGCTTTTTTCCATTGATTTAGTTTATCAATAGACTCTTGGTCCTTTGTCGCTCCTAAAATTGTAGTTACACTTGGCAGTTTTGTACCATCAACAGCGTATAAACGTTTTCCTGTTTTAGGATCTTCTGCTCTAGAATATTTTTTATATTCGTATTTATTTATGGATTTAAAATCAGATAATGTAAATGAATTTTCTTCTTCGGTAAATTTCATACCGCACCTTACTACATATGGTTTGAAAGTACAGCTAAAAGTATAGCTCCTAAACCACCTATTATCCACTTCTCAAGTCTAGCAATTCTAGATTCCATTCTGTCGATTCGTTCAAATGTCTGCTTCTGCATTATACGACAGATTTTTTCGTGATACTCTATTTTTTGTAGTGCTGATTTTTTAGCCATTGAGTACCTCATCTGCTTGTGCATAAGCATCTTCAACTAAACCACCTTCTTTCAACCCTTTGGCTGCTACAGCTTGACCAAGATTATCTTGCGGGAACAACGCTGCAAACTGTTGTGCTTGTTCTTGTCCTGTGGCCTGTGGTGTTTGTCCCATAGTCATTGCAGTTGGTTCAGTGGGTGGTACCATTGCTGCAGGCTCAGTAGCTTGAACCATAGGCTCGGAGTTAGCAACTTGATTAAATTGTTCATCACTTAACGCTATTAAATTAGAACCTTGTAAATAATCATCACCTGCTTGTGCTACTTCATTAGGTAAATTTTTAGCGATTTCAAACTCAGGATATATTCTATCTCTTGTAAACTTTGGCATAGAACCAAAATCAAAACTATTATTTAAAGGTAGACTAGGATCAAGGCTTCTTATTTTATTTTGTATTTCTTCAAAATCAATATTGTTTGGATCAACTCTAAAATCATCGCCTTCAGCTTCCATCAAACTATTTATAAATCTTACAAATGTAGATGATATTTGTGGAGTTAGTCTAGGACTTAATGCGTTATTGCCCGTCATAAATCTTTCGTATTTATTTAATTCCATTAAACTCTCACCTACTTTAGGATTAACAAGTAATTGTCCTCCTAATAATCTTGCACCTAAAATTAATTTAAGAGTGCTTCCAATACCAAAAGCTGCAGCTGTTGCTGATGCCGAGATGGCTCTTGATGAACCTGCCTGAAGAGTAACCGCTCTTTGTACGAATGTAGAGGGATCTCTATAAGTTACAGTATCTAAAGATTGTTTAATTTTAATAATATCATCAATTCTTTGGAGTGCTTTTCGTCCAGACTCTCCACCACCAAAGATCTCTCTAATTTTATCTCTACCTTGTTTGTTATCTATACCAATGTTCTTAGCAAATTTTTCAATATCCACATTACCAAAATTATGGTTTCTAATAATACCATCATTTAAATTAGCTATGTCAGATTGTGTAAATACTCTTGCATCTATTTCTGTTACATCTAATGTTTCGTTTGTTTTTGTTTTAGCTCTTATTCTTTGTTCTGTAATATCATCCATTTGAAAAGGTCTTTTTCTAACAAAACCTTGAGCAGCAGCTTTAGCCGCAACAGCTTGTGTTGAGATAGATCTAAAATCTCTTAATGGAAACTCTGTTGCATTGTTCCAAGAGTCCCAAAAGAACTCTCTAACATATCTATCGTATACTTCTTGAGACTCTTTACTTTTAGGTATGTTTACTGTTCTAGTAACTTTACCTGCATCATCAAGAATTTTATATGAGGATCTTGTTACACCTAATATTTGTTTTAGTTGTTTTACTGCAGCTGGACTATCGCTAGCTAGAACTCTTCTGATAACTTTATCAAATACTTCGTCAGGATAGATTGATGCTGTGCCAATCATTTCAATACCTTTATCTGCAAACAATTTACTATCTGCTGATCTTAATTGACTTACAATTCTATCTTTTTGAAAAGGTCTTAATACTAAAGAATAAAATGCGTTAGCTTCTTTTAATCTATTAAACGCTATATCAGCTGTCCTTACTTGTTTATCAATAAATGCTTCTGCAGCTTCTGGTCCTTGATCTTTTAATATTTGATCATAGTCGTTTTTAAATACTCCTTGTTTCAATGCTTCTTTAGAGTTTGCAGTTTTTAAACTATTTAAATCAAGCTCCATTGAATTTCTAATATTAAGTAAGGTGCTTCTAACATTTTTAAATTTACTTCCAGTGTACGCAGCTGTTTGTGCTCTTGATAAACCTAACCAGTCACTCATTCTAATTCTATCAGATCTGCTCGTTACGTCATTTAAAAGTTTAACGTATTGAATCATTGGATCATCTACTTCTGTAAGTGCTCTTGCTCCTTTTTCTAAATCAGTAAAAATATATGCACTTTCAGGATATTCTCTTTTTAAATTATCTAATAATTGTGTAGTAGATTGTTTAATATTTTGTGTTGGTATAAAAGCAGGGTTACCAATTTGATCTATAGTCTCTCTTACAGCTCCATATTCAGTATCAATAGCTTTCCAAACTCTTTCCCATTCTTTTCTCATTTGATTAATACCAGCGTAGTTCATTATACTTATGTTACTAGCAGGTGCCATGTTTAAATTATCTACTGTTTTTAAAAATTCTTCTTGTGTTAATTTTGCACTAAGTTCTTTGTTTACTTTAGCCAATGGTCCACTAACAAGTGGATATACACCAATTGTACTAAAAAATTTTTTAAAGAAATTTTGAAAACCACCTTCTCCAGGTATTAAGGCAGCTACAGTTGGTTTAATACCTCTTCTTTCGTATGCTTTAGCTATCGCTTTTGATTGTTCACTATTTAATCCTAAAGAATTTTTTACCATGTCTCGCCCTGCAAATTTAACAAGGGGAATTAAAGCCGTAGCACCACCAGCCCAAAGAAGATCATTATAAGCTTCTGTTAAACCGTTGTATAAAAGTCTTTGAGCAAAAGGTAATTTTCTAATATCATTATTTGTAAGATTAGCTAAATCTTGAGAAGTTGCTCCAACAAAATCAGAACCTAAACTAGCTATATCAAATGCGGCTGAACCTAAACCCGAACCAACAGCTCCACCTAAATAAGATTTAGCTGAGGTAGCTAAAACTGGAGTAGCACCAAATCTTGCTAACTTACCAAAAAAATCAATTGTGTTATCAACCATTCCTGCAAGGTTACTAAAACCTTTTATAGCTAATCCAGCAGGGCCTCTTACCTTGGGTAATTTTTTTAATGCATCACCTAAAACTGTAAATCTTTTTTTATATATTTCACCCATTGGAGCAAAACGATTGTCTACTCCATATACATCTTTAAAACCAGCTCTCGCAAAAGCATCTAATAATTTAGGAGCATCTTTATAGAAGGGTATAAAAGATCCTGCTGCTGATCCAGCTAATACAAAATCACCTCTTGTAATTCCAGTTGGTGATTCAAAACCTTTTAATCTTTTTTCTTTCTGTTGTGCAACTGCTGCAGCACCAAGATTAATTATTCTTGAATAATCTTTTATACTATCGTAGCCAGTTAATTCTCCACTTTTAAAAGCTTGGTCTAACGCTTGTAATTGTTCGCCACTAAGCTTTCTTGTGTCAATGTTTTTATCATCAATAGCTTTTTGTAATGTAGGTAAATCAGCCACGTTAACCTCCTATGGGTATGCTTCCCAATACTTCATTTCGTGTTTGCTTATTTGAAGCTTTTTGTGCAGCTATGTTTTTATTATAATTTGCTTGATACATTTCTGAGATTCCAGGGACAGTATCAATAAAATATTGCATACCATCTTCTGTTCCTCCAGCTCTTCTATATTTCATTGCATCTGCTTGAGCTTTTGCGATAAACTCTTCTTGTAGTCGTTTGTAGTTTTGATAAACCGTTCTTTCTGATCCAAAGAATTGAATAATCTTTGTTCTTTTCTCAGCATTCTCAATGTCTTTTTGTGTTAACCTGTCTTCTGATTTATTTGCGTTGGCTACAATGTATTTCATACGTTGTTCAATCAAAGCAAGTTTAGTAAATCTTTCTAGGTCTTCATCTGTTGGACTTTTAAAGAAACCACTTTTACCACTTTCTTTTGCTAATTCTTTAGCTCTTTCTTCAAGAGTATCATCGCTAATTGAGCTTCTATACTCTTCAATTAATTTCTTCTTAGTTTTTTCATCATCAATGTTATTTTTACTTAATAAATCAATAATCTCACTATCAAAACTTCCGCCTTGTTCTAATCCATTAATACCCATCGTTTGTCTTATTGTGCCATATACATCTTCTTTTGTAAGTTGAAAAGCTGCATTTGTTGTCCCTGTTTCTGGAAGAACTTTTAAAACTTGAGAAATCATATCCTGACCTCTTTTAAGTTCTTCAAGGTTAGCTGAATACAAATTTATTTTTTCTGCACTTACAGGAATTTGATTACCTGTTGATCCTGGACCTGCAGCAACTATTTGATTATCAGGTGTCCTGTAATATTGTCTACCATCTTTACCTTCAATAGCTTTTGCATTGTAAAATCCTCCAGGAAAATTAGGGTTAGAAATTTTAAATGTTTTATCTCCTGCTACAAAACCAGGTCCTTTTGATTTATCTGTTTTCATTTTAATAAAAGCTTGAGCTAATTTCATATCTTGATCTTGTTGAGCTAATTTAAGAGCAAGTAAACTATCAGCACCTACACCTAAAGCTTGTCCTGCTACATCAGCAAATCCAGCAAAACCTCTTTGAGATGTTTTACCTGTTAAAAGTTTTGCAGCCACTTTCATCGTAATTAAATCATTTAAACTTTCGTTTGTTGTGCCAGTCATTTTTTGAAGCTCTGATTTAAAGTTTCTAAATCCTTCACTTAAACCAGAAAATTGTTTTGCATTTGCTAAAGTTTTCTTTCTTCTATTTACTACGTTTTGTATTTCTACATCTGTCATGCCTGGATAAGCGTTGGCTTCATTCTCTGTAGCAACAGCTGGATTATCTGTTCCTGTTGGAGGAGTTCCTATATTTGTTTCAACTTCTCTTCCTATAACAGATCTAAGTTCTTTTTCGGGTACGTTTGATTCAATAGCTATTTGTTTAATTTGTTGATCTGTAGCTGTGCTTGCATCTGTAATACCTAATTTTTTTGCAACATCATTTATTGTTTTTGTTCTTGTTAATTGTTTGTTAAGAGTTCTTTCTCCCTCTGTTTTAGGTTCTTTAATTCCTATAGGCATTCTCTGTTCTTCCTCTATTCTAAATTTAGGGCCACCAGGAACTCTTTCTTCTTCAGGTATTTCTGTTCTAATTACTTTACCTTTGTCATCTTTTTTAAATTTTGCATCAGAGAAAACAGTTCTTTCATATAAATCTTTTAAATAATCTTCGTTAGACATTCCTTCAGGAACTTGAACAGGTTCTCCACCTTGTGTTGCACTACTCAACAGTTGCCCTGTAATACCACCACCAATACCCGTGATAGCTGTTTTACCAGGATTTCTTACAATAGCTTTTTGTAGACTTGTAGCTCTTGGTGATAAATATTCAGCTGTTTCTCTCAACGCTGCAATTCCAGAACCTCTAGCTGTGGAAGGAATAAAAGCTCCAGCAGGAACAGCGTAAGATAAACCCTCAATCATTTTACCGTAGTCACCTTCTTGAAAACCCTCTCCAGCTATGCCTGCCCCTAAACCAAGACCATATCCTTCTAATCCAGTAAGAGCTGTTCTAACTGTAGGATTGGTTCTTAAAAAATTAAATGTTGGAGCTGCAGCTGATCTTATACCGCTCATGATAAAATTACCTACAGAGTGTCCAGGGATCTTACCACCGTGTTTAGCCTTGTAGGCCTCCATTGCTTTTTGTTTAAAAAGAGGTCGTTTTAAAGTCTTATCCATGTACTACCTCGCGTATTGTAAGGCGGTCGCTGCACCTGGTTGTCGATTTAACATTGAGTATGTAGCATAAGCACCTAATCCTGCGCCTGCTGCTTGAGCAAGTGGATTACCCCCTGAAGCAGGTGTGGTTGTAGATGTAATAGCAGATTGTGTTGTAGGCCCAGCTGCATAAATATTTTTTAAGAACTCTGCTCTTTGGAAAGGTTCGTAAGCTCTCTGTAATTCTGTCGATCTTGCTGCATCTAAAGCTTGTTGACCAAGTTGTCTTTGTAATCCACCAGCAGCCATTAATTGATTAATATCTCCTTGTGCCATAGCTTGTTGTTGTCTTCCTAATGCACCCAGCTGACCCGCACCTTGTAATCCTAATTGCTGTTGTTGAGTGGCTAAATTTGCTGCTTGACCAAAACCTGTTGCCATAGCTTGTCCAACTTGACCTAATCTAGCTCTTTCTAATTCAGCTTGAGCAACTCCCTGTCTTGCTCCACCAAAAGCTCCTGATTGAACTGCTTGTGCACCTAATCTATTTTGCCCTATTGCAGCTTGTCTGTTAATTTCATCAACCACATAATTTTGATATGGATTTAAAAATTGATTTATGTTGGGTCCTTGTAATGCACTTAATACAGAACCTATTCCTGCGGTGGTCGTTGGCGCTCCAACTCCTGTAGTTCCTGATTGTGTAAATCCTTGTTGTTCAAGAGCACTTGCTGGTGAAACTTGTAACGCAGGTATATTGATTGGAGTTTTTGCAAGAGAACTTGCAATATCCATTAAACCTAATTTTCTTTCCTCTATACCTGGAGCTTCTCTTACGTATTGAGTTGTTGTTGCTGGCACAGCAGCTTGTTGTGGCTGTGAACCGCCTCCGCCTCCTCCGAATATTCCACTTACTACACTTCCCATATTATTTTAAATCCTTTTGGTATAATACTCTTTTAACTTTCCATCCCCATGGCTCTAAAAAGTTTTTCCAACCAGGTCTCGCTAAAACTGCTATTCTTTTGCAATCATGTTGAATAGCTAAATGTTCTATCGTTTCCGCAGCCTCTTTTTGCCATAGTTCTCTTTTTTCTCCTTTTAACAATAAGACTTCGACTTGTTTAAAATTAGGTAGTGTTGTTACAGTTGTTACAAACACACCAAAAACTTTATACTTCTCTCCGTCATCTGAACCAACCATGATAAATAATTGATATACACCACGTTTAATTCTTTTCTTCATCTCAGATACTGACATCGGATTACCATCGTATTGTAATCCTTCTTTGATCATAAACTCTGCCAGTGGCCAGTATTCTTCGATCATCTTAGGTTCTATAAATAAAACCCCAACTTCTTTTTTAATTGTTTTTTCTGCTAGCATCAATTAAATCGTAAATTCTTTTAAATCTTTTTTGTTGCTCATAAAAAAACTCAGCCCCTACTTTTCTTTGTTCTTCTTTATTATTTACGCTTGCACCAGCTACTATACCTGCTCCTCTAACTGCTGCCGCTCTTGAAACAAATTCACCATCAGCTAATTGTGCTAACATTGTATCTTCGTCTTCATCACCCATACCTGCTCCGTCTTTTACAAAACCTCCAGCACGAGTATAATTATTTACATCATTTTCATCATGAGAAAACTTAGAAGGAAGAGCTTGTCCTCCTTCGTTAAATTTTGCTACGTTAACAATTCCACCAGAATTAAATTCTACTGATTTAAATCCTTGTGTAGGATCATCTCCTAAAATTTCTTCTACAGTTTGGTAAGTATCAGGATCTTCTAATGCTGTATTTGTTCCTGTTGTGTAGTCTCTTGTCATAAAACCAGTTGGTGTTCCTGGTGCTCCTGATTTAGCAAATTTTGTGTAAGCTTTGTTTGGTGTAGGTAATAAGTATTTTTGAGGTTCTTCATCACCACCACTTGAGCCAAGTAAAGAAACTAGGGCTGTCCCTGCTCCAATTCTACCTGCTGTAGATTTAGGTATTAAACTAGAAAAAAAACTTTGTTGAGGTACATTTTTTAAACCACCTTCAACAGGCATTACACCTGCGTCAGCTGCTTGTGGTGTTTTACCAAATAAAGCACCTATACCTCTCATAGCTGAAGTATTGCCAAATTGTGTAGCAAAACTCCCTGGTCCTAAAGTATTTCCCATTGATCCAAAAGCTTTAAACGGACCAATACCAGACATACCTGCTAATTGACTCCCTGTAGCAAATAATGCGGCATCTCTCAACGCTCTATTCGTTGATTTACCTCGAAGTTTTTGAACGCCAAATGTGGCTAATGCTATTGTAAATGGATCCATAATAATACTTAACCGTATCCTGTAATATTACCATTTTACTTGGTCTTTATCAACTCATCGGCAAAACACCCTCTATACTGGTGTTCACCAACATGTGAGATTCTATCGGTAACTAAAGCATAGCATTTACCGCCTATATCTTTCCATCTTTTACAGAAAGCAAAATCTTCACCCATGTAAGTCTTATTAACTGGATCAAACCATGTATCAAAAAAATTATAGTAATAAGGCCTATTTATCATCTCACCATTAATGACAGTCTTTTGAACTATCTCCATTTCAGGATATTCCTTTATCATTTTTTCAATTGTTTCTTTTTTAATTAACATACATCCAGTAGGTGAATGAGTTACTTCAATAACACCATCATTAACTCTTATATTATCTTCGTCTTTTACTTTCATAGGATATCTATATAGTCCTTTAAACCTTAAATCTTTTGCGCTTTTAATTTCTTTAGATTGTATTCTCTGCCATGCTTTATCCCAATTTAAATCTTTTAATGGATAAGGTACAGATATTACTTCTTTATCTGCTGCAATCATTTTAAATATAGACTGTGCTTGAAAATCAATATCAGAGTCAATGAATAGTAAATGTGTGTGACCACTTTCCATAAAACTAGAAACACATAAGTTTCTCCCTTGTGTAACTAATGATGATTTCATTATTTGAAAAGAAACCAATACATTATTCTTCATACATTGTTTTTGAAAATCTAGACAAGCTTGAAAGTAGTGAATAGATACTTCACTATGACAAGGTGTTGCTACAAAAATAGAAAATTTTTTAGGTTTTAATTCTTGTGTTTTTATTGGTTTCTCTTCCTGTTTATTAAACCAAATTGGCTTACTATGGTCTTGCATCTTTACTCCTATCCCAAGATTGTAAATTAAAAGCAAATGTCACTCTTTCATAATCTTGTGTTTGCTCGCATACTTGATGTTCTAAATCAGAACTGAAAACAACCATATCACCTTTTTTACCTTTAAATTTTATCTCACCTTTATTAAAAATAGTTGGGTCATCTACATTAGAATAATATATGACACCAGAAATTGAACCAGCATGTGTATGACTAGGGTTAAAGTTACCTTTATATGCATAGTTAATCCAAATATCTAAACCATCGAAATGTCCTTCCCATTTTCTTAGGTAAAAATTTCTATGATCTTTGCCAAATAATTGTGCACATGATCTTAAAGTATAAGGTAACCAATATGATTTTTCTATTAAATCTGTTGGAACTGAAACTTGAAAACTATTACTTTTTGTCCCAACATTTTCATGAGACTTTAAATAACCTAAAGGATGGTTTTTAATTTTGTCACATTCTTCTTTCCACAAGTCTAATTCTTCTATAATTGAATCAGGTAATTTTAAATGAGCTACTTTATTTCCCAAAAGATTTGCTTGCATTAATCAATCCATCTATCAATTAATTTTATTTTTTCTTCTGCATCCACTATCTTTTGTAGTAATTTATCAATTTCATCTAGATGTTGTGGATGTTCACCAATTCCTACTGAATTAGTAAGGTATATATTTATTGTTGTAGATGACTCAGCAATTTGTGCTTCGTATCTTTTTTTAAGTGCTTCTAACATTTTGTAATGCTCCTTGTAAAAAACCAGTCCAATGACCAGCTATGACTTTCCAATTATAAAAATGATTGAAAAAGTCTTGTTGATATTTTAAATGATTTCTACAGCCATCAGTATTTATTTGATCAGCTATACCGTCTATGACTGCTGCAAATTGTTTTGCTAAATTTTCCCAATTTTGATCATATGGAATGTAAATTGGAAATTCTGTGCATGTTTCATATAGTGCTCCGTTATCCGTTGTTGCTACGTATAGACCACAAGCCAATGCTTCAAGAGCAGATATACAAAAGGTTTCTTCCCATATGTTAGGATAAACAAAAGCATCATAAGTATGTAAATTTTCTAGTATGTATTCATTTGGTTTATAACCAATATAATTAACATTAGGCAATGCTCTAGCTTGATCATACAAAGGTTCGTAAAGATGATCATTTTCTTTTTTAAAATCATCTCCATACACTTGAGTGCTACTGTATACATCTAATTCTACATTAGGGCTTTTTATTAATTGCATAGCTCCTAATAAAACAGATAACCCTCTCCAAGGAGTAGGATGATATATCAATCTAATTTTTTCTCTCTTTGGTTTGGGATCTCTTTGTTTTATGTTAGTAATACCATTTTTAATTACTGTGCATTTTTCATAAGGAAGGTTAAAAGTCTTTCTCCATTGTTCATAATTCCAATGACTGTTAAAAACATAGTAGTCATATTGTTTTATTTGTTCAGGGTCTTTAAAAAAACTTTGAAAGTGTGGTTGGTCAGTGGCCATTTTTTGCCAAAGTACATTTATCTTATCTTTAGACAAAGGAACTTTACCTGGAACTGATGTACAAATTTGAAACTTATCTAGTAGGTCTTTAGATACATGTTGTTCTAAAAAATTATGTTGTAACTCTGTTCCGCCTAAAGGTTTCATATTATATGTCATAAACAAGGTTTGCTGCTGCAGTTACTCTTTTGCCTTCGCATTGAAAAGGATTAACCCAGTGATTTAACCAAAAAGGAAAAATAAAAAAATCTCCTACCTCTGGTTCAAATGTTTTACAAGTTTGATTGTGTGGATTATTTTCACCATAACTAAACATTAAACAACCTGGTCCATTATAATTAGATGCAGTATTTTTATAGTATTCCTCTATCTCTTCTTTTAATCCTGAAGGTTTTTCTAAAATTATTACTGAAGAAAAATTACAACCTACATGTATATGTGAAGGATTATGTTCACCTTTCTTCATATAGTTTACCCAAGCTGAGCTAGTGTTTAAATTAGGACAATGATTACCATAAAATTTAAAATAAGCATGTCTAAAACATTCATAATACTTTTTCATAATATCATTGAAATACATTGTATCTAATCTAAATTCTTCTTTAATATGACCAACTAAATCTTTTCTACTATCATTTTCAGGTAATTTATTACATAGTTGTTTTATTTTTTCTAAACCAACAGTTTCTATTTTAACCTTGAATAAAAGAGGGCCAAAAAAATAATTATTTGCAATCATGATTTTGTTTTACTAAAAATCGGAAGATCAGGAACTTGAACTTCTACGTCTGTAGCTAAATCTTCTTTAGGGTGTTGTTTAAGAAAAGCCTCTTCCGTTTCATATCTCTCACCAGTTTTAATACTTCTATAGATAGTTTTAGTTTCGCATTTTATTTTTTGATAAACAGTCATTAGAATTTAATACATTAAATCAACGCCCTTGTCCACGATTCTTCTTACGATGTGGTTTTCTTTTATTTTTTCTTTTCGTATGTACACCTGGACGTTTTTTAGGGGTTCGTTTGTGGTAATTGTTTACCCCAAACATAGGTTTCTTTTTAGCCATTTTCTTGAGATCTATCTATCAGAGCGTAACTTATAGCCCCCTGAATTTTATTACTGCCTGTGGCTGCGGTTACTGTTACTGAATCACCCGCTTCTAAGTTTAAAGTTTGTGCTGTTGCATTTACTTGTGATTTAGCTGCAACGTCATCTCTAAAAAATTCGTATTCAGCATTAGAATCAGAAGAGTCTACTAAGTTCATATTAACCAAAATGGCTGACGAACCATCATTGTTAGCAACATAAATACTTTTAATTATAATTGTTGCATTAGTTGGACATGTAAGCACTGTAGTCTTACCCGTACTTGCTTGTTTATATCCTTGATTTTTATATTGTATTGTCATGATAAAAAATAGTTAAATGCATCTGCTTCATTTTTTATATCATTCTCATATGAAAAGTTCAACTGAGTCTGCAATGTACGCAGTGCTTGTAATATTTGTCTTTGATCCTCTTGTGAATACTCACTTTTAGGTTCAGGTATATTGATAGTTATTTTCGCCATAATAAATCTATGTTTCCGCTAACAACTATTCTAGCATTATCTCTGTTTATAGCAACCTCATGAGGTATATAACTGTTGAATATTAAAAACTTGTTTTTTAAAGGCATTATTTCTTTTGTCCAATAATTTATGTAAGGATAACCTGGATTGTAAAATATGATTGGTGAGCTTTTTGGAGACGCATCAATGTACCAAACAAAAGATAATTTATCATTGTCAGTTCCATGAATATGACAGTTGTGTCTTTTGTTATTATATCTTTGAACCCAGCTATGGCTAATTTTGACTGAGGCTAATTTTTTTATGTCAGTGAAACATTTTATAATATCTATTAAACGTTTTTGATAGTGTGTTCCAATAAAATCTGAAAGTTTATTAGCATTATCTTTATCTTTAAAACTTGTAAAATCATCTTCAAGTTTAAATTGATTTACCAAATTTTTTAACTCATCGGATACATTTATTTCTGTTTCTACGATTTTACAATTTATATTATAAATGTTCATTTAACTTAACTTTTGAAATAAAAGATTACCCGCTATGGTTTCTTCATTCGAAGAATTTTTAACACCATGTGCTAAAAAACTAGGGAAGATAATCATTTGGTTATTTTTTAAATGAAATGATTTGGTCATAGGAAAAAGGTCTTGCATACCAAAACTCTCTATTAAATAGTTATTAGGAGAAATAAAGTAAGTTTTACTAGAATCAACTTTTTTATAAATAATAAAACTAAAATGAGATTTAGGATGTATATGAGGTTCTTGATAATCTTTTTTAATATATTTGTTACTCCATATTTCTAACAAAGAGAGTTTAAAATTTGTATATTTTTCTTTTAAAAGTTCACCAGCTAAATTAATTAAATATTTTTCGGAATCTTCAAACAATATATTTTCTTTATCGATTGTGCTTTTTGTTGAATTAACTTCTGATAGAAATGCAAGATCATATTGTTTTTGTTTTTTAAAAACAATTTTCTCACATTCTATATCTGTAACAAATATAGGTAGTTCAAATATATTTAAAATCATTAACGTCTGCCATCAACTCTAACATCAAATCGGAATGTACCATATCTCCAGCTTTCATCAACATTTTCATTTTCTATTTGAACAGCCGCTAATCTAGCTCTCGCTCTAGTATCAATTTTAGAGGTTGAAGAACTTACCGTAAAAGGTCCTAATGGTGATGATGTTGCTACAGTGCCTTGTGGAAACGAATTTAAAAATATTGTTACTTTAGCATTACCACTTATACGTTTAAAATCAGGTAAAAATCTACTAATACTCATTATGAACTCACCATCACCTGGAGCACCTTGTCTTCCATTTAAATCAAATTCTCCAGATTTAATAAAGGAGGTTATAGCTGTTTGAGTACCGTCACCGTTAGTTTGATTTATTCCAGATTCGTGTTCATAATATATAGTTGCACCATTTGATATCCCACTTACTACTGGGAATGTTGGAGCATCAGAAGAATTAAAATCTGTAGCGTAAGGTTGTTCAAACACGGTAGAGCCCATCCATGTTGTTCTATCTAATGTTCCTGTTGTCCAAACATTTTCTGCAAAATTATAAGTAACCACTCTGTTAATTTGCTCTGAGACTGCTGTTGGATAAAACCAATTTATTTCAGAATACAGTTCGTTAATACCACCAAAAACTATTTGACCTGAATTATAATTTATTCCAGGATTGTTTCCATCAGTTGTAAAAACAAAGTCCTCTACTAAACATGGTAATGATTTTACAGTACCATCATAAACATAGAACCCACCTGTTTTACCCATCCAGTATACGGCTCCGTTAGCAAACACACCAGCATGTTGTCCTAGTAATCCATTATTAGATCCTACTTTTCTTATTGAGAAAGTAAAAGGAGGTCCAACAAATTGCATTTCATACGCAGCAGTATCTGTAAGAACTAAAATATAATCTTTACCTTTAAATGCTCCTACTATTTGAGTTCCATCATCTAGTCTAAATGTCCCTGCAGTGTTCGTTGATGTAGGTGCATAATCACTGAGACTTTCTTGATCAGAAAATCTTATAAACATTTTATCTTGAGATGAAGCTGTTCCAATTGTTGTTTCTGTACCTAAATGAAAAAGATGTCTATCTCTATCAGAGACAATAGTCATCACGGATTTAGTTGGCATACCTGTTCCAATCGTTGCTCTTGTTTGTAAAGCAGCTGATAAAGAAGCATCCCAAGTAAATGTCTCACCGTTATGAATAGTGGCAATTAAAATATTTCCAAAATTATCTAAAGACCAATTTGCAGGATCAATAGTCACTGTGCTTGAAGTTGAAGCCTCTCCCCAACCTATAAAATCTGTTATATCAGTTACTGTTGATCCGTTAGCGTGTTCAGCTGCTGTGGTCCCGTTTATTCCACGAGTAATTCCACTAATCGTGTTTGTACCAGTGGTGTTTGTAGTGTAGCTCATATCCTCAGAACCAATCCTTAATTTACCATTGGTCAAAGGTAAGTTTGCTGTGCTAGTAAGAACAACTGAATTTGCACCTACCAACATAACGCCACCATTGTTTATTGTTGTAGTATTTGATGCAACAGTTCTACCACCAAAAAAATATGTTCCCCAACCGTACCCTGAAGTTTGTAAAAGAGGTCCAACTGGTACGTAAGGTCTAACATCTAAAGTTCCGTCCCCTGACACACCTGATTTTGTTTCAGCGTTTGGCATAGTTATTGTAAAAGTTGTTGTTGTTGGAACTGATTGTATTTCAAAAAGTTTATCATCAAAATCTGCAGCAGTGTAAACTGTATTCCCAGTAGTAAATGATCCAGCATTTGCAAAAGTAACTATATCTCCAACAGCTAAATTGTGTACACCAGTTGTGGTAATTGTTACAGTTGAGGAACTATTGACTGTGCTTATATTTGATCCTGTAGAAAAATTGTCTGTGTCTAATGGAGTAATGTCGTAAAAAGCACCATCAAAATAAATTATTAAAACTTTATCGGTGCCTATGGCAGAATACCTTTTACCATCAGTATTAGCCCAAACGTGTTGTGCTCTTGCTGCACCTACTAGTTTTTTATCTACTAGAGCTGACCACCCACCTATTTTTTCAGGTTCTCCATATCTAAATCTAACATTATCTCCATCTACCCAACGACCTTCTGCGTCTGATGGCGTAGATTGTTTGTCAAATCCTGGTGCTATGTTTACTTTTGCTAAAGGCATATCGTAAGTATACCATTATGAAAGAAGATTATAAATATCCTATCCCCACGTTTTATCTTTATATTCTTTAAAATTAAAGGCAATTGCATATTTAGGTTCTTCACTTCTGTTGAAATCAGTATAATGATCCAACCATGGAGAAAATAATAAAAAAGTTCCTTTTTTTGGTTGAACATTTATTTGAATATCTGGAAACACTAACTCTTGATCTACCTCATTTAAATACAAAATACCTGATAAAACTGAAGTTCCATGATTATGTTTTTGTGTATAATCTCCTTTTTCAAGTTTTAAACCCCAAGAAGATTCTAGTTCTTCTCCTTTAAAATTTACGTGTTTAGAAATATGTGTAACACCTTGACTTAAAACTTTTAAAAAATTATCGTTATTATTGAAAGCATTCCACGCTGTCATTTTTCCTTTAACATTAGTAGCGTAATACAAATTAGTTTTTTTTAAATTATTTTCTATCTCTTGTATAAAATAGTTACTGTCTATTTGTAATTCTATCTCATGAAGAAAAGCCTGGCGAAGAATATTTTTTTCAATAATTTTATTTGTTTTTATCATCTTCAGAATTGACAATATTTGAGAATGACTTTTGCTCTTGTACCTTCGTATGAAATCTTGCTTGAAATTCGACAGCAATTTTAACAAGGTTGTTAGCTAAATGTTTTAATGCTTCAGCGCTAAGTGTCAATTTTCTTTTTTTAATTAGAATCCAAATCTCTTTCCAAGAAAAAATTATTTCTCCAGAGCCATCTTCTTTTTGAACTATTTTCATTTTACTACTCCATATAGCGGTCGTTTATCTTTGTGCCATTCTTTATGTGGACCGTTTTTATTCACATAATGTAGAAATGTTTGCGCATGCCAATCACCTTGAAATTCTTCTCGCCAATGATCAACATCACATCCTTTATATATAACTCCATCTCCGTTTTCAAGATGAATTTCATTACCTCCAATAAAGATAGGCCATTTAACACCACAAGAATTTATTTTTACAGTAACACTAATTTCACAAGCAGGCCTGTCAGTGTGTTTTTTAAGATCAGCTAAATAAGAGTACATTCTCCAAAAAGAATAGGTTGGTAATAACTGTAAACCAGTTTCTTTCTCCATTAATTTATGTTTATTAACCATCAGAGAATCAGTGGCTGGATCTCCGTAGTACATTGTATCTCCTTGATCGCTTTGAACAAATTCAAAATCTGTAAAATTTACTCTATGCTTCATTCTAGTGTAATGAGTAAGAAGATCTATTTCTTCTTTTGTGAGAAAATTTTTAACTACTTTATATCCTTTACTTAACTCATCCATGATACTATTGAATATCTCACTCCTTTTTTTATTGGTTTTACCATATGGGGAAACATAAAATTACTTGGCCAAACTACTAATGATCCTGGTACATTTTTAATAATTTCTTCTTTATCATCAATTTTAAAACAAAGCTCGCCCCCTTCATAATCATTGTTTAATATTAAAATTGAGCTGTATTTTCTATTCATTCCAGGGCCATCATCTACATGAAATTTGTAATGGCCTCCTTTTTCATATCTTAAACCTTGTATCTCATTTATTGTGGCTGATCTAACATCAGGAAAATCTGTTGCATAGTTTTTCATACCTTCAAGTATAAAGTAACTTAAAAAATTAGCCCAATGAACTGTTGTTAAAGAAGTGCTAAAATTAGATAAAGGTAGTATTTCAACATCCCTTACTTCTTTATCTTCGTAAGAACCTTTTCCGTTCCACAAACTTCCAGAAACATATTTGCTATCTTTAGATTTTTTACTTAAAAATCTTATGCACTTACTAACTATTTTAGGATCTTTGATAACTTGATAAACTTTAATATAGTTTTTTAAAGACATATTGTCTTTTACATTATAAAAATATTATTGTAAATAACTATTAGAAAAAGGCTCTACAGACTGATTATCAAACCAATATCTTAAAAAGTTTGTTGTCTTTGAGTAATTTACAGTAGAAGCATCAAGATTTGTTAAAGCAGTTTTATATTCGTTTAGTCTTGTGTTTAAAGATGAATGTTCAGCATTTGCTAATTTTACAGCATGTTTTGTCATAAAATTATCTACTTTACTTAAATGTGCATCAATAGCACCTTGATAAATCTCTTGTGTATTGTCTATTAAATCGTCAGCATTAACTGCTTCAGGTTCTATAAAAACTACATTACCGTCTTGTAAAGTAACTTGTTTTTCTGCGCATACAACAGATTTATATTCGTCTCTTGAAACTTCTTTTATTAAACCTAAACTTTCATAATGAGCAACATCACCTCTAACTAAGTTTAAATCATTTTTTTCTTTTACAGAATTTTGTAACAGACCATTTTCATTAAAAAATAAATAACTCATAATTAACTCACAATATTTTCGTAGATTACTAATATGCCATCATTTCCAGTGTGACCTGCATCTGTAGGCGCTGTTAACTGTTTATTATCTCCACCCATACCAAAAAATATAGGTGCAGTTGTTGGAGCTGGTGATTTTGTAAATCCAAGAATTGCTCTTTTTGAATTCATAGTAGAAGGTCCTTGAGCAGGCAATGTTGTTCCTGGGTTTCCTGAAGCTATTGTTAAATCTAATGTAGCTCCTGGTGCTGTTCCGCTAGCACCACCTAAAGATATTGTTGGAGACGGTTGGTTTTGTCGTTGTCCACCTGCTCCCCCTGTGCAAGTTGCTTGTACAGGGTTTCCAAAAGTACTATTTTGTCCTGCTTGACCAGCTGAGTTTGTATTTCCTGTTCCCCCTGCGCCAACTGTATATGGAGCTGTAAAAGGTGATGGTGCTGGTGAAGATATTGGAATATTAAAAAATCCTACTCCCCCTGATCCACCTGGTCCTCTTCCCGTTTGCATTGATCCTGCAGCTCCTCCGCCTCCTGCTCCAGACATATAAAGCATTAGTTTTGAAGTTCCCCCTTGCGCTGTAAATGTTTCTGTTCCTGCAATACTATCAACGTGAGTAAATGCAAAGTCAGGTGACCCTGCAGAACCTGTTGATGCTGCAGTAATTCTTCCGTCTTCATCAACTGTAATGTCGGCAGTTGTGTAAGATCCTGCTGTTACGGCAGTTGATTGTAATTGGCTTGGACCAACAGAGTTGGCTGCCATTTTTGTAAGTGTTACATTTGATTGTAAAATTTTTGCTGTAGTTACAGCGTTTGATGAAATATTTGCTGCACGTACAGCATTGTCAGCTATTTTATTTGTAGTTACATTTGATTGTAAAATTTTTGCGGTTGTAACAGCGTTATCTGCAATTTGTGCTGCAGCCACAGTTCCACCCATTGTATCTAATGAAATTTCTTTTAAATTTGTTCCGTCTGCATAAGCGCCAAATATCGCTGCTCTGTCAGGAGAAAAACCTGTTCCTGAAGCAGTTTTGATTGTTAAGTTAGTTGGATTAGTTAAACCTGTGCAATCAAAAATATAATATTTTTCTATGCCATCAGGTATCGTACAAACTGTGCTCGCTGCAATTGTTGCAGTTGCAAATTTGATTACCATATTTCTTGCGTTTGATAATGCTGCATTTGACATTACAAGTGCTAATGTTCCACCACTTGATAATGTAACTTGTTCAAAACCTGCTACGGCTTGTTGTACTAAGTTTAAGTTTGTATTAGTTTTATCACCCCACGTACCAGCGTTTTCGCCAGTTACCATTAATTCTAATTTTAAATCTGTAGAAAAACTTGATGCCATATATCTCCTATTTTAACAAAATTAAGCCGCTCTATCAACCTCAGTCCAAACATTATTTACACCAGGATTGATCTCGCTCCATGCCGTAATATTAACTGTTCCAATATTTGCTGTCAAGCCTATACCTGAAACACTAATATTTGCTGCACCTGATATGGATACTTGACCAACAGATCCTGTTAATAATCCAGCAGTTGTTACAGGGTAAACAGCTATAGGTATAACTGTGCCTTGTGAAATTGTTGCAGCTTGCCCTGAAACTGATTCATTAGTAGTTTGTATTAAAGTTATACTTCCTAAAGAAGCACTCATTGAAATACCTGTTACATCGACAGGTATTTTTGGTTCAGGTACTACTTGTCCAATAGATCCTGTTGCGGCTTGACCAGATGGTTCAACAAGTGCCGTACCAGTAACACTTGGCAAAGTTCCAATTGAACTTTGCATAGCATCTTCGCCAACAAATACGGTTACGTTACCATCAATTTGAATTGAGTTTAGTCCTTGAGTAATTGTTAATAGGTCTAAACCAGAAACTACTGCAGTAAAATCTGTTTTACCAATCGCAGTTCCTTGTGATAAGGTTGCTTGTTGTCCTGCTGGTAAAACAGAATATGTTTCTCCCCAAGCTCTGTTACCCCAACCGCCTCGGCCCCAACCAACTTCTACTAAAGCTTCTACTGTTATAGATCCTAATGAAGATGTAAGTTGTCCACCAGTAGCAAGCACATCACCTGCAATACCCCAAGATCCAAGATTCCAAGCTGGTCTTCCCCAACCTTCTTTTGCACCGCTAAACTCTAGATCACCAAGACTTGATGATAATGAAAGACCTGTTAGATCAACTCCAGAACTATTTACTTCTCCCCAAGTACCTAAGTTCCATGCTTGTCCTCCCCATCCTATACCTATTTCAGCATCAATGGTTACAGAAGAACTTGATAATGTTGTTCCATTAAAAATATTCCAAGAGCCATTACTCCAACTGCTTTGGCCCCAGGTTGAGAGAGAACCAGGTGATGATACACTTACTGTTATGTCCGCCACCTGGCCCTCCTTTTAAATTATGCGATTCTCAATATAGCTGCACTCGTTGTAAATGCTGGAAACTGAATAGTGAAAGTTCCTGCAGATGCAGTTTTATCACCGCCAAAATCTAATACTGCTACCGCTGGATCTCCAGATGCAGTATCGTTGTAAATTAAAGCACCTCTTGCTGTAATTGTTACACCTACAAAAGATAAATCAGCAAAGTCTGTAATAGCTGTGTTTGTAGCTAAAGACGTTCCTGTGTTTACAAGTGCTTTACCACCTGAAGAATAACCACCTGATGGTGAAGATACTTCATTACCCGTTGTAAAAGATGTTGTCGATTTTCCTAAAGTAGCCGAGTTAGTGTACATTGATAGTTTAAATGAGTTACCACCTGGGTTACTAAAATTGTGAGTTGCTTCTAATAATTCTTTTTTAAAAGAATTACAAATTGCGTTAGTTGTTATTGCCATTTTTTCTCCTTAATTAATTTTATGGTGACGGTGAAGGAACTTTAATTCGAGGGACTCCACTGTCGTACTCTCCTCTTCTTCGTCTACCCATTTGTTGTAGGGCAAAAGCTTGTATGCTTTCATTGTACCTTTGCGAGTATTGATTGTAAAGATCGGCAGGGCCTTTGAGATACCCGAAAGCCTCTTTTAATACTCCGTATAATAATAAAGCCTCTTGATGTTGAGACAGAAATGTATTTGTTGAACTGTCAAAATGAGGCGGATCTTTAATATAATTTATTTGTATATCAAAAGCTGCGTTAGGAGTTGGTGCTAGTAATATATTTGTTTCGTCCCAATTAGCATAATATTTTGGAGTGCCTGTAGTTGTATCATTTGGGGCATACTCAGATATAAAGCTAGTATCTCTTTTTTCAAGAAAATCCCTAACATTTGAACTTATGATTTGAACTGATCTTAAAATCAATAAATCAGCAGGCATGGACACATATCTATTTCCACTCGTTGTTGAAGAATTTGAGTATTTTCTAAGATCATCATAGTCTACTGCTCCTGCTATCTCTAATTCTGTATTTCTTATGAACTGATCTAACAAAGCATCAGTTAAAACATTACTATCTACCTCTGTGTAGTTTCTGACTTGTGTTAAAAAATTTGTATAAGTTATAGCCATTATGATATTCCTACTGTTACTTCTCCAACTTGAGATTTAGCTTCTCTTCTTTTATTTTGTAAAGAAGGGTCTCTTGGTTGCATAGTGTTTATTTCTGAACCATCATGCTCTATTGCATAAAATACTTGAAAAGCAAATTGACCAGGTAATGTAAGATTAGCGACTGCTTGCCCTTGGCCACCTGATCCAGCAATTGTAGTATCATTTAAAAAAGGCGTTTCAGGTTGTTGAAAATCTTGTGCTCTAGAATTTTGTAAAGCAACAGCATCAGCTACAACTCTTTTTCTTCTAATCTGTGGATGTTTAGGTTCAAACTCTGATGTATGTACTAAAGAACCATTCCATTCTCTAACCATTTCATTATATGGAAATGCCATACCAGATCTGTCCGATATTGCTAATGATCTTTTACCTTTTGCAAATACTCCCATTATACTCCATCTCCAAAAAATGTTTGTGGTGAAATGTATAAAGAAGTTCTTGAACCATCTTCATCTAATGCTCTTTTCATTTCATCTTCATACGCCATTTTTAACATTTGTGTTTTTTCAGCAGCTTTCATAAAAGAAACATAGTAAGCCAAACCAGCAACCATGCATGGTAAAAATCTAAAAGGAGCATCAGAGTTATTTGAGTATGCCCCTGCATCTTCAATTCTGTTTATTGAGTAATATTTTAAAGTTGTGTAAGTGCTTAAATTAGGAGCTTGATATAAATTTATAATCGGTGTGATTTGTCTATCTACATAGTATTGAGAAGGTTGTCCTAAAGCGTATTTATTTGGAAGAGCTGCATATGCAGATCTATCTATTTTAGTTAAAGAAATATCTTGTGTATTAACATTGTTTCCAGCAGCATTTGTACTTGAGATAAAAGCTTCAAGAACATCACTTACTGCAGCAGGTGTTGTGTAATTTGGTTGTCCAGATACTAAAGCAACTTCATTTAATTCTACTTTCCAAAGATGAACACCTCTGTTTCCCCATTCAGAAAAAAGTAAATTTAAATTACGTCTTGCTCTTTTTAAATCATAACCTGATGTAGTAGACAAACCACATCTAGCGTATGACTCATCGATAACCTCGTCAATGTTTAAATCAAAAGCTGTTGTTCCTGAACTTGCCATTATAAAATTCCTTTATAGTAATCTACCATACCACCTGTACTTGCTTTAGCGAAAGTCTTCACGTTAGTTGGCTTTCCACCAGGATTTCCTGCTGCTCTCTTTCTTGCAACAGCAGAACGCCTTTGCGATTCTGTCATTCGGGCTGCTTTTGCAGCAGGCACGCATTTGGGGTACCCTCTTTTTGATCCACTTGCAGATTTTCTTCCACATTTTTTATACCCTCCTCCTTTTTTAGGTGCCGATATATCTACCCAGTTTTCTTTGAACCATGTTTTTAATCCGCCCTTTTTCATACCAGCAGGAACACAATTAGGAACCATCTTATTGCCTTTTTTCTTCATTCCCTTTTGTTCGTATCCTACCCAACATGAACCTCGTTTACTCATCAATCATGCCTTTGTAATAATTCACTAAAGATTTATTAGAAATTTTTTTACCGTTAATCTCACCTTTAATATATGAACCATTATATCCTCCAGTGCTAAAAGTTTTAGTAAAAGTAACTGTAGCACCTTTAGTTTTTGTTTTAAAACCAGAACTAGATTTTGATTTACCTTTATTTAAAGTAAGATCTAAGTATGAATTTTTTCCTGTTTGAAATCTCTTATCATAAGATATGCTTTTATCTTTTGTTTTGTAGTCTTTAAATCCTTTCATAGATTCCGTTGTATCTGTTTTTCTAAGATTTAAATTTCCGTATTTAGTACCAATACCTAAACCTCCTGAACTAATATCAGATTTAACTTTGCCCTCAACAGTAGATTGTTTTGTCATACTTGGAGAAACTTGAACAGGACCAATCTTTTTTTTAATATTAGCAAAAACACCTTTATCAGCTTTCATAACACCACCAAGTCTAGCTGGTTTAGGTCCTCTGAAATCTTTTCTTTTTACTCCAGATGGATCTTTAATTTTACCTGCACATATTTTAGATGCGTAGGCATTTGCATATGCGCTTGGGTATACCTTAAATTTTCTTTTAGCTGCTGCTTTTCCTCTTGGACAAAGTTTTGTCATAATACTTTACCTTTGTTTTTACCTTCTTTTAATCTGTACTTATGTGTACCTGTGCCGTTAATATCTACTTCTTGTCTGAGAAATTTAAACATAGACATCTGTTTAGCATCTTCAAATTTTTGTTGAACATACTTAACAACTTTGTTTTTATTTACTTTTTCTCTATCATCCATAGTCTTTAGCGGCCGCATTAAGAGTGTCATTTCTCTCCTTTTTACGGTTGTACAACTTCTTTGATTGTACCACTTTCGGCTTAAATGCGCTAGACCCTAGACTTTTTGCGATTGGATTTACGTTTGATGGCTTCGATAACTCTTCTTTTTTTCTTTTTTTCATCTCTAGCCCCTCTTAATTTACCATCTATTTGTGCAGGTATTGAACCTCTAGTTATTGCCATTTTTTATCCTTGTTTTTATTGCGACTGTACATCTTGGAAGTATAGCATATTCTGAAGCTAAACCTCTATGTTTTTCTTTAGCATTAAATATAATACATCTATTTTGTACAAAATCTAGTTTATGTTCACCTATTTCAAATTTACCATCTTTTAAAGTTTCTGATACCATTAACAGTATTGTATAATCACCATCATCAGTATGCCAATCACTATGTTGGCCTCTAAATTGAATATTTGAATAAGCTCTTAAAAACTCTAGATCTTGATTAAGAAACACTTTTATTTTTAATAAAAGATATAAAATAGTATGATCATACTCAGACATGTTGGAAACAAAAAATCTAGAATCTGTTGGTTCTTTTATTTCATCAATACACGAACTTTGATTATAGACCATAGGCAATCTTAATAAATTAGCATAAATAGCTTTACACAATAGAGGATCTATAAAATTATCTATTACTTTAGTGTCTATTCCAGCCATGGTGTGTATGACACCTTACCATCAACTCTTTGTGCACGCAACGACTGATTTCTATTACTGTCGGTTGAATAACTACAATGTATCCAGCCTGAAGTCGGTTCGTTGTCACGGTAAAATTCTAATATGAGCTGGTCGTATTCTAGCTCGTTCTTGATGTACAAAGCTAGCTCCCTATTATCTACACCAGGTATTTCAAAGTCTGCTGCGGCTGCACCATTGTCTGCCACATGTTGGCTGTTCACACTGCTACCTATTTCTAGGCACAGCTGTGCACAACGGAATCCGCTAGATATAATTAATGGTTTTTCAAAATGTGATCTGACTGGCTGCAATATGTTTGTAGCCAATGCTTTTAGATTTTCAATCTGCGCAGGGTTAGGATTATTATTAATCCCCTTACGCTCTGCTATCTGGCTCTTGGTAAGCTCGTCCAAGGTTATGTTAGCTGTTAATTTCATTTTTTCTCCTCTATTTCATAAAAAAATTTATCTGTGTCTTCTGTTCTCCATTGACTTGAGTCTTCTACATTCCATTCGTTTGTTTGTACTTTCCAATCTGGAACATTATCTTTAACTGTAAAGGATGGTATATCCCAAATCAACCTATTGTTTGGTTGCGCTGCAAAATTACCATCATCTAAAGCTAATACATGTGCACATTTATGTTCATGTGGTATTTCAGAATGATCTGTATCTAATATATTAGCTTCAGGATGAGCAAAATCTATAGTAAACAAATATTTACCGTGATGAAATTTTTTATCCTTTCCTATGTATTTTCCAGCTTGTGATTCTAAAATATCCCAAGAAGTAACAGCAGGATAATAACTAAAACAGTTCCATAAAACCAACTCATCAAGCCTACGTTTAGGAACATCACTCGGTTTAAAACCTCTTTGAATGAATGCAGATATTGGTAAACGATAGAAGATAGCTCCATTTTCCATAACACAATGAAAAAGAGGACTACGCCCCGTAATACTTGATATACCGAAGATAATACAATCTTCAACTTCTCCATGATGTTTTTTAAGATCATAAAGATACTCCCTTCTTATCTGTGCATACTGCACAGGTATGTTTGCGTTTAAGTAAGACATTATTTATTTTATCACACTATTCCTTAAATTATCAATAAAGGAAACTATAACTAATCTTTCTTTATCACAGATTTCTGATGCGTGATATTGCCTAGAATCAAAGCAAATCATTCTATTAAATTTACCCCTAAAACTTATTGTTTTGTCAAAAAAAGAATTGTTTTTTAATTTTTTTTGTTGAATTTCATTTTTTTGTTCATGGGTAAAATTTTCTTTATTACCAAAATAATTGTGTTTTTGTTCAGTTCCAACATTCCAATCTGGGGACAAATATTCAGTTTTAAGATTATAAATTGAAGTTCCTGATGTTTCTCCTATTGTTAAATAAATAATAGCTGTCAAATTTCCAGTATCTTGATGAACCCAACCATCATTTATATCAGGTTCACTTTTTTGAAAAAAAGATTCAGCGGAAAACGTAACGTCTTTCAAACCAGCAAAATAAGTTTTTACAATTTTTTTGTTAATATATTCGTATAAATTTTGATCTATGTTAGCTATATTTTCACTTCTGTAACCTGAGATATAATTACTTTTTTTAAATAAAATATTCTTTGTTATCTCTTTTATTTGATAGGGATCATCGAAAAAATTATCCTTACATATAGCGGGTGAAAAATCAAACATTACTTATCGTTTAATCCATACCATATAACGACACATAATAAAATAAAAGCTATGATTGTATTAATAGGTAAAAATGGCTCCATCACTCAGATATTCCCATTAGCCATAACACAATAAATACGTAACAAATGATTTCCATTATTCTAATATTAACGCTTTAATAGAGTAAGATCCATCTATATTTTTCTCTAACTCTGCTTTAGATCTAATACATTTATAGGATACATTTGGTGCAGGGACTCGAGTAGCTTCTCTACGGTGCTTCAAACAAACGGACATTGACTCCTGAATACGATGCTCTTTGATATCAGGTCCTATAAACATTAAAAGGGCTACAATGTGCTCGATCATAATAC